CCAGACCCCTCTAGCTCAGACTACGTTCCTTACGACAGTATCACTGAAGAAGTAGCTTTAGGCTGGTGCTGGGCTGATGGTGTTGACAAGGACGCTATTGAAGCAAGCCTACAGGCTAACATTGACCTTCAGAAGAACCCAACGCAAGCATCAGGAGTACCATGGTAATGCTACTACTAGACTACTTAAACGCCCTCACAGCCCTTGTAACGGCCTGTAGCGCCATTACGGCACTTACTCCTACTCCTAAAGACGACAAGATTGTCTCTAAGCTGTACAAGTTCTTAGAGATTGGCGCACTGGTTATTGGTAAGGCTAAACGATAAATGCAAGAAGAAGCTAAAGCAGCAGTAGACGTAGTAGCAGTCACCACTACAGTGTCCACCCTTATGGGCTGGATTCCTGCTGTGGCTGCTGCTTTAAGCATTGTATGGACTGTCATCAGGATCTTTGAAACTGACACTGTTAAGGGCTGGTTTAATGCCAGAGATTAGTGACGATACAAAAGTCACTGTACCTCTTAGGAATCTAATAGGCTTAAGTGCTGCTTTGGTTATAGCTACTGCTGCCTACGTAACGCTTAACAGTCGTATTACTCAGTTAGAACACGGGCAGTCCATACAGGACATGACGATACAAGAGAATTATGCTTTTGTACGTGAATGGCCTTTAGGACTCAGAGGCGCACTACCTGATGACTTGATACAAAATGCTAAGATAATGGCTCTGGAAGAACAGACTTTGGAAGTCAGGGAACTCAGAACAAAGATAAATGAATTAGAGATACAGACAGGGCAGTGTAGAAGTGGAGTACGTTAATCTTATTGGTTCAATCTGGCCTATCTTTGTAGGTTTCATTGTGCTTGTCCTTACGTTGGGCAGGCTAATGTCTCGTATGGACGTAGTGGAAGAAAAGATTAAAACTTTGTTTGACTTGTGGAATAATCGGAATAGCTAATGGCTTACAAAAGACTTACTAAGCAACAGTGGAATAGCCTACCTGCCTACAAGAAGTATCAGATGAGGGCTAGAACTCCTGATTTGTACAACTACTATCAAGATAGGTATAAGCCTAAAGCAGAGCCTGTGGCTGCTAAAGAAAGGGACACAGGTACTGTAAAAAGATCAGCTGACGGTACTTTTAATCCAGATGATAGTAAAGCAGAAAGGGTAGATAAGTCTGATATTGCTTCTTTTTTAAACGACTACTACGGTCAGAATGATCCAACAGGTCAGGACCGTACTGATGATGAGTATTACGATACGTTACCTCAAGAGATGCAATGGCTTATTGAAGATCAAGCAGAGTTTTCATCTCTTGTTAACAGGTATCTTGAAGGAGACATAACTTACGAAGAACTACAAGAGTTTGAACTGTCAGATTATGGGGATGCTGGTACTAAGTTTGTAGAGTTCTATGAAGAAATGCAGACACTTCTACTTTCTGAGCAAGCACCAGTAGAAGAAGCAGCAGGCCCTACCCAAAGTGAAATACTAGGAGGTAAAGGAGCTGTCAGACGCTATGACAAGGAAGGAAACCTTGTTCGTATAACCTATGACGGAGAAGACTATAAACAAGACGATAGTGGTCAATGGGTAGCACAGGCTCCTCAAGAAAGCACAGGTAACGGAGGAGTCACTGTTCTACCGGGGACAATAACAACTACTGAACCAGATACTTCTGAAGAAACTAAAGTAGACCCTTATATTCCTTATGAACTTCCTGAGAACGAAGAAGTAGACGTAACAGAGTTAACTGAAGAACAACAGACAGACATCTGGGGGAAAATTAAAGAAGGCTTAGGGAAAATTCCCGGTGCTGTAGGGAAAGTTATCTTTGGCCCTGACGGGATGCCCACCAATGTAGACGAGTGGATAGAGTGGGTAGATAAAACACTACAGGCTCAGATGGGTCCTGAAAATCTTCCTTTTCCTATAGTCATTACCACTAACCCAACTGAAGGAACATGGATAGACCTAAAGATTCCCATTAATTTGGACGTAAACGGCACACCAATAAGAATACCTCTTTTTGATGAAGATGGTAATTTTGTAAGTAGTGACGAGCTTGAAGGCGCTTTGCTAGACGCTAAAGGACAAATCTTAGGTCCTCTTGGTGAAATAGGTGAGGTTTTCTTAGACGATGAAGGGAACATTAAACTTGATCTTGGAGATTTAAAAGACGTTCTTCTTGAAGACCTTACTCTAAACCCAGACGGCTCTGTCACAGGCTCCACGGCAGCAGAAATATTAGTAGGAAAGTGGTTTTTTAATCCAGACTCAGGAGAGTGGGAAGAAGAAGTAGAAGCTTCTCTTGAAGAAGTAGGTTTAGACGACGGCGATGAAGACGGCCTAGCAGACACTACCGACGACAACACTACTACTGACGATGATGAGTTAGGCGGTCTTTTTGAAGAAGAAGAAGATGAAGACCCAACACCTCCTGCAAAAGCACCCAGAGGAAGATTAATTGTCGATAGCGACGGAAACCCCGTTAGAATAATAGGGACAGACGGAACTAACTACGTTTTAGACGGAGAGGGTCAGTGGGTTGCTGCTGCTGTAGGAGAAGGAGACGGAGGAGAAACTGTTCTACCGGGGACTACTACAGGAGTCACTGAAGACACTGATGATGAACTAGCCAATGACATTGATGTCCCAGCGGACCCAGTAGACAAATTACCTGATGATATAGAAGAAGTAGAAGTTGTTCCTCCAGATCAACCTGTAGTTCCTCCATCTGGTCCTCCGGAAGAACCTGTAGTTCCTCCATCTGGTCCTCCAGATCAACCTGTAGTTCCTCCATCTGGTCCTCCAGATCAACCTGTAGTTCCTCCATCTGGTCCTCCGGAAGAACCCGTAGTTCCTCCAGATGGTCCTCCGGAAGAACCCGTAGTTCCTCCAGATGGTCCTCCAGATGATAAACCTGTAGTCGGTGGCCCTGTAATAGTTGAAGGAGGCCCTGAAGACCCTACAGGCGGGGGAGACCCAGAAGAACCCCTAGTTGGAAAAACAGGACCAGCAGGAGCAGCAGGAGCAGGCGGAGCAGCAGGTAGAGACGCACCTAGAGGTGGCATGATGGGCGGCTTAAGTTATAATCTTCCGGGGTTCGTAGGAGTCCAGTACCAACCAAAAGACTACACTGCTGAACTTGACCGAATCATTAATGAAAGTTTGTTTAAAGGAATGATCTAGTGACTTATTTAGATTTAGTTAATAATGTACTTAGAAGGATACGTGAAACAGAGGTTTCTTCTGTTCAGACTACTGCTTACAGCAAGCTAATCGGAGACCTTATTAATGACGCTAAGGACCTCGTAGAAACCTCGTGGGACTGGTCTGCACTTAGGACTACCCTTACGATTACTACTACGGCTGACGTATTCAACTACTCTTTAACGGGTAGCCAAAATAACATCAAAGAACTAAACGTGTTGAACGATACGTCAAACTTAATAATGCAGTACCAGACTAACAACTGGTTTGACTCACAGTTTCTCTTAGGAAACCCTGTCTCTGGCGCACCCCTGTACTACACGTACAACGGTGTTGACTCAGACGGTGACACGTTAATCGATGTTTATCCAAAGCCAGACGGGGTTTACTCCTTACGTTTTAACTGTGCTTTGCGTAACCCCGACTTAAGTGCTGACACCGACACGCTAAAGATACCTCCTATGCCTGTGATGCACCTTGCTGTAGCCTTTGCTACACGTGAGCGTGGGGAAACTGGTGGTACTTCTGCTGCTGAGTACTTCTCAATGGCCAACAAGTACTTGTCCGATGCCATTGCTATGGACGCCGCTAGACACCCCGAAGAAACTATCTTCTACACGCCTTAAGGTACTTATATGGCACAAGAACTCAAAAGTATTAATCTTGTAGCACCCGCGTTCCAAGGCATCAACACTGAGGACGCACCGTTAGCTCAGGACCCTTCTTTTGCTGAAACAGCAGACAACGCTGTTATTGACAAAAGAGGGCGTATTGCTGCACGTAAAGGCCACCTAGTCATTACAACTAACAAGACGCAGCTAGGTAGTGACTCCTTAAGTTCTATCAAAGAGTTCAGAGACGATGCTGGTAACACTAAGATCTTCTCTGTGGGCAACAACAAGATCCTCAGTGGCACAACCACACTAGCTGATGAGACTCCGGGTAGCTATACGATCAACGCTGACAACTGGAAGATGGTCAACTTTAATGACAGCATCTACTTCTTTCAGCGTGGGTTTCAGCCTCTGATATACAACGTAACTGCTTCAGGGACATCTGGAGGAGCTAACAGTAACGTAGTAACACTAGGCTCTGTCAATAGTGCAGCGGGTGTTGCTTCAACAATGTACGGCAATGAAGTCCTAGCGGCCTACGGTAGACTCTGGACTGCTGACTTTGCTACGGATAAATCAACTGTTTATTGGTCTGATCTTTTGATTGGGCATGATTGGGCAGGAGGGACCTCTGGGTCCATTAACTTGTCTAAAGTATGGCCCGATGGTCACGATGAAGTTGTAGCACTAGCTGCCCATAATAATAAATTGATTATTTTTGGTAAGCGTAGTATCGTAGTTTACGAAGGTGCTGACGCTCCTGCTACTATGGCTTTATCAGATACAGTGGTAGGTGTAGGCTGCGTAGGCAGAGACACTATACAACACACGGGTGTAGACGTGATATTCTTGTCCCACACAGGCCTAAAAAGCTTCGGGAGAACAATCCAAGAAAAGTCCATGCCACTAAGCAGTTTATCCGGTACAATTACTACAGACATCATTCAGGTACTCAGGGAAGCCAACGAAGTCTATAAGTCTGTGTACCATCCAGAGGAAAACTTCTACTTGCTTACTTTCGTAAATCAAAACATTACCTATTGTTTTGACGTAAGAGGGACACTAGAAAACGGGTCGTACAGAGTGACACGCTGGCCCGGAACTAGCTTTACGTGTTACGAACGTAAGAGCGACGGTACTTTGCTCATTGGTAGTTCGTTAGGCATAGGGCAGTACTCAGGTTTTCAGGACAACGGTGGCTCTTATGGATTCAAGTACTTTAGTCCTGAGCTGTCTTTTGGAGAACCTTCTAAACTTAAGTTCCTGAAGAAGCTTAGACCGACGATAGTAGGCGGTAGTGGTTTAAACGTGTTTTTAAAGTGGGACTATGACTTTGGCTCTTCTTACAACGCAGCATTTATAACCTTAAAAGACGAAGCAAAGGCTGAGTTTGGCCTAAATGAGTACGCCGTGGGTCAGTTTTCAGACGGCGTTCTAACTTCTAAACAAGCTATTAACACTAACGGAAGCGGCGGAACTTTGAGTATTGGTATGGAAGCCGACATTAACGGAGAAGAACTCTCTTTACAGGAAATAAACGTACTTGCACTGGTGGGTAAAACAATATGAGTAATTATACTAAACTGACTGACTTTGCCGCCAAAGATACTTTGTCTGCTGGCGATACTAATAAAATTATTAGGGGGACTGAGTTTGAAACTGAGTTCGACAACATTGCAACGGCAATAGCCACAAAAGCAAACACGGCTGGACCGACGTTCACAGGGACTGTCACAATACCCGCGCTGACCTTTACTGGGACACTGGCGACTGGGACGATTAACGGAGGGACTTACTAATGGATTTGGAAGATTGGTTGGGATTGGGAGGCACTACTGCTGGCTTAACACTAGCAAAAAGCGCCTACGATAAACTGGGCGAAACAGGAGAAAAGGCGTACCAAGAGTTTTCTGGGTACACCACGGAAGAAGGCGAGTACGTCCCCGGTTTAGCTGATAAGCTCTCAGGTATGCTGGAGTTTCAACCGTACACTGTTACTTCTGCT